AGCAGAACGTGAGTTAAGTGACTGGACTGACATCAGCAAGTTTACGCCAATTACTAAAGAATGGATGCAAGATAATATGTTGTATGAGAGATTTAGTCGTGTTAGATTTATGGCACTATTACCAGGTGGGTGGATTAGACCGCATGCTGATAGACAATCAACAAAAGGGTTAGGTGCAACTAATGTTGCTATCAATAACCCAGATGGATGTAAGTTGGTTATTGAGAAATATGGAGAGATGCCGTTTCACCCTGGTTTAGCAATGAAAATAAACACCGGGTATCATCATGCAGTATGGAACAACAGCAATGAGCCTCGCATACATATGATATTTGATGGTGATACAACTAAAGAGTTTAGGGAACTAGCTAACAAAAATTATGCCAAAATGTTCAATATTTAAACACGGTGTTACAATTGGTCCTACAGGAGCTGTAAG